GGCTAGTCTTTGTGTACCAGCCGTATTAGTTGCTGTAGGTGTGTATGTATTAATATCTTCTTGATCAGAGAATCTAATAAACATATCATCTTGTGTAGATGTATCTCCAATAGTTGTTTCTGTTCCATAAAACACTAAGTGACGATCCGGTGTAGATACAACCATGTGTCTTGATGCTGTTGGTGCACCTGTAATGATTACGGCTCTAGTTTCGGTAGCGTTTGATAACGCCGAGTTCCATTCGAATACAGCACTATCATGTATTAAACAAATTGCTTTATCACCAAAATTATCAATAGACCACATACCCGGTTCTAATACTAAGTCACCAGATGCTGCCTCACCCCACGCAACAAAATCTGATGAACTCGTAACCGTGGCACCATCAGAGTGTGCTGATCTAGTAGAGTTTCTAACAGCTCTCGTAATACCTGTTAGATCATTTCCAGAAATTCCTGTATAAGAAATTTCTTCATTACCTACTTGAATAAAGTTTGTACCTGAACTTGGAAATTGTGAAGCATCAGTTAAAGTAATAGATGTTCCTGATCCACCTGTTCCCGCAGTATCATTTAACAACGCTCCATTTAAAGTTGTAGTTAAAGCAGATGTATCTTCTCCACCCCAAGATCCTAATCCATAACCAAAACCTTTTGCTTGCACCGCTGGTCCAACAGGATAATAATGTTGGACTCGTATACCGCCCGAAGTTGTTGCACCAGATCCTGATTCATTTGATGGCATTGTGATTGTAATGGTTGTTGCATTTGGAACCGTTGTAACCATAAATTTTTTATCATCAAAATCAGAAGAACCAAAATTAGAATTTGTAATTGTAGAAAAATTATCTAGTAGTATAATGTCTTGTGGGCCTATACCATGAGACCCACTAAAAGTTATCGTAACGGTTGGTGATCCGTTGGTCGTGGTAAATGCGCTAGTTAACGTTGTTGTAGATTTAATTGGATGTATGTCATAAAATACCCCACCAGAAAAAGCATATAGTATTCTATTTGTTCCTATAATTGAATATTTTCTAGATAAACTATTTATAAATTGGTGAAGCCCTCTACCCGCACCTGTTAATTCGTTAGACCCTGTGCCACCTAATTGATTCCAACCACCTATCTTTTCAGGTGTGCCATATCTAAATCTAACATTATCACAATCCACCCATTGACCTTCTGCTGTGGTTTCGGATATTTGTTTATTTATACCTGGCTGAAATCCTATTTTTTGTAGCATAATTGGATTATATTATAGATTTTTCTTAAAATCTATGAGTTATTTTTCTATCTTTTTTGTTTCTTTATCTTCAAGTTTTATATGCTCATTTTCAAAAGACTCAACCTTAAGAATTTCTTCTGGTAAATACTCGTGAATTTCAGCAGCTAATTTTACTAAATTAGTGCCTATTTGTTTTAAAGTAAGAGCACTTACTTCAAAATATCCCTTATCATTTAATATTTTAATTTCATCATTAGTAAATATTATTCGACCTGATCCGTCTCTTTTATTTTGCAATATTTTCATTTTTGTTATCTCCTTTAAAATTAGCGTATTTACCATTAGCATCCACATAGTGCAAAAAAGTTTGTATGTGATAATCTCCTTCGTAAGGATTTCTCCAATGCTCTATATCACAGCCTCTATAGATTACACCATCTCCTGGTTTTAAATTTATTTTTTTATCACCCATATAAATAGGCCACTTATGTTTCCCATCCGACCCAATAAATAATGTAACACTTATTTCACAAGAGGGTCTATCTTTATGTTTTGTTAATTCTGCACCATACGTGTAACATCTCCAAAAAGAATAAGTTTCATGTAATTTTAAATCTACATTTTTTTCTAAAATTTTCTTTTTATCTTTTAAAAAAACCTCCATTAAAGGATCTTTATAATACATGGTGTCTCCACAATTATTTTGAACTTCATCAAAAGACCTGTCATTAGTCATATGTTTTTCAATACAATATTTTTTTGCAACTTTTAATTCAGCTGAATTAAGTAGTTTAGGTATTACTTTATATTCCCAATTTAATTTAACCATGACACAATTGAATAACGAATTCCTTTTGTAACAGGAGATACAGAATGAGGATACATAAAATTAGATGGCCACATTACACATCTTCCCGGTACTGGTTTTATTGTTTTATATATTTTTTTAGTCACTGGATCATGAAAATTTAATTCTCCACCCTCATAATCGTTATTTAAAAAAATAATAACACTTAAAATTCTAGGAAATTTTGTGTGGTCATCTGAGTGAATTTTATAAAAACCCCCTGCTTCATACTTTAAAATATCTACAGATGAAATTTTTGTTATTCCTGATTCCTTAATGTTATTTTCTTCTAAATATCTAATGTAAAAGTTTTTAATTATATAACGTAAATAATGACTCCAATGTATTTCACTTAAAGTTTTAGATTGATAAAAACTAAATATTTTAGTATTTCTAATTTCTTTAACAACATTAGTTTCTAATTCTTTTTCTCCTATTATAGATGCCTCTTCAAAATTAATTTTATTTGCAGCAAATTTTATTAAACTTGCAACTATTTTAATTTTAAAACTATCATCAAAAATTTTTATAAATTTATCTATTTCCATGATTTTTTATTCCAAAATAATTTTTTATAAGCACGAACTAACATTCCTTGTATTGATAAAAGACCAACTTCTTTTTCTATGTTGTCTTTTTTTATTTTCATTTTCCAAGCCTCTCTTTTAAAAGGAATAACTTGAGCATACGGCGTGCCTCGTTCAATAATCGTTTCTAAAACAGGGTATTTATCTCCATTTAAAACTATTGGAAAATTTATGTAAGTGGGAAAAGTGTCCGTATCTACGATCCCAGATATTATTTCAAATCTATCGTCTGAATTATTTAATGGAGGAACGAATAAACACGAGTAACCTGGCGGTGTTTTAATTCTAAATGGATTTAAAATTTTATAAAAAGGTAAGTTGCTATTTTTTTCAACAAAAGGACAACCTCCTTCTTTACCTCCTAATTGAATTATATTGTGTAATTCAGGACCAGTGTTCATATTTAATTTTAATTGATTAATAAACAAATCTGATTTTTCGTACGCATATTTAAATGAAGAATCTTTTTTTGTTCCTTGAGTATAATTATGTTTTATAAAAAAATCTTGTGGCATTTTTAAAATGTATGCAGCAGACAATGCATCCAAAAAAGGTATACATCCTTTTATAGTTCTTGTTTTATGATCATGTTTTATTTTTTTATACCAGTCAGGTAGATTTAAAGCAGATCTAATTGGAAAAACATCTTTAAGAACAGACTCTGTTTTTTCAGGGTATAAAAATTCTATTATATTATCTTTCATAACTATAATCACAAATATATATGATTATAATAAAAAGTAAAGTTTTATACGCAATCTAAATTAATATACTTATCAACTTGTCTAAGTTTATAGATAATGCTTTTAGTTGGGAAAGTAATGCTTGAAATATCAAGATTAGTTATATAGTCTAAAGCACCACTTACTCTACCTATTTGAGAATGATTTGATCTTGTATTTAAAACTTTTAAAAGATTTGATCTATAATCTTCTATTTCATTTTTAAAAGCTTCTTCAGATATATCTTCAAAACCATCATAAGGTGAATCTACAAAAGAGGGTACATCATCAGTTAAAATTAAACATTTGCTACCATTTGCCATGTCATCATAATCAGAATCTGATATACTAATCGTAGATACAGTTTGTGGTTTTCCTCCAGAAACTATATTTAAATCACTTTCAGTTTTTGCAGCTCTAATAAAACTAGTTTCGGATTTAGGTAAACTTTGCCCTGCTTTATTAATTTCATTTTTAAAAATTAAATAAGCCATCTTATTAACCTATGTCCTCATAAATTACTACCGCGCCATCTGTACCACTACTTCCAGCTCTTGTTCCTAACGCACCAGATGGGCCTGAACCTCCCGCACCACCATGTCCAGCTGTATTCATTTGCATCATACTAAATAAATTAGCTTGACCTAGAGTAGCATTATTTTGTCCATAAAAAGGACCATTACGAGCGTCAGTTTCATCATTAACAATAAGACTCATTCCTTCTGGAACAAATTGTTGTAAATTAGATTCTGCAAAAGTATTTCCATCTATGTATGCAAAAGTTTCATTTTGAAGAGTTCCAGGAGTTCCAGGAGAACCTCCTTGTTGTTTTAAACCACCATTGCCACCATTTGCAACTAAATTTGTATTAAAACTACTTGCTGTTCCAGCATTTCCTGGTTGATGAACTTGTGGATGTGGTTGACTAACACCACCTGTTCCACCAGCACCTACCGTGTAAGGCACAGAAAAAGGTTGTGAGACTGGCACATTAAAAAACCCAAAAGCCCCATGGCCACCACAAAATCCAAGTGAACCTCCAAAACCTCCTCCACCGCCGCCGCCGGCTCCCCTCATAAATAAATGAAGTTTACTTGTTCCCGGTTGAGCAGTAAAAGTTTTACTACCATCTTTAGAGTCTGTTGTAGTTCTTAACATATTAGCTGCGCCTGCACCAGATGATGCTGCCACAACTCTTCCTGAAGAGTCAATAGTTATGTTTGATGCTGTGAAACTTCCTACTGCTGGTTTAATTATTCTAGGCATAAATTATCTTTCCTCCTTAAAATTAATCAACCATTTCTACATACGAAACATGAAAAGCTAAG